AGATACAGAGATGACGATGCGCGACTACTTCGCAGCCAAGGTGCTGCCGTGGGTGTTGGCTGATATTGAAGTGGATATGAACGTGGGCCGTCCGTTTCATGAAGCCGCTGCCGAGTTTGCCTATGACATTGCCGATGCAATGATGAAAGAACGTGCTTTGGTAGCCAAATGACTAAGCCAAAAGACACCACCAAGCTCAGCATATCTGAGCGCACCAAGCAGGTGCTTCGTGTGAACCAAGAGAACCCGGCCCATGCGATGGCTCCCTACACTGACAAGAACCCACCCACGTACGTGCGTGGGGGTGCGGTGCTGTTACCTAAGCGCCTCGGTCAAGCGCTGCCTGCAAATAACAATCTGTTCAAGCGCGACACCTACGTTGTTGGTGACGGTGAGCGTATGCAGTCAGGTCGCCCCGGTGCTGACGATCATTTTAAATACAAGTCCAAAGGAGATTCAGTATGAGTATGTTTAAAGAAATCATGGGTTGGGTGGGGGCTATCACATGGACGTTCATTCTCCTTGCTCTAGCAGCCGCAGGGATTGGGTTCGTCGTAGGCTTCTGCTTTGCGGTAGCTCGTATGACTTTCAAGTATTGGAGTTGATATGAAAACAACACTAGAAACCTTGTGGCAGTCTGTCAGACAGTACCCCCCAAAAGACATACCTGAAGAGGCTGTTATTGACGTACCCGTAGTGCAGTTCAAACGTGATCGCATTATTGCGTTCGTAGTAAAGCATGGCCCGTGCACAGCCCGACACGTATCAGAGCGCATGTTCTTAAACGCAGCGGTAGTGAATGCAACGCTAGGCCAAGCAGTACGAGCGAAGCTACTGACGCGAGAGAAGCGCCACTCTTCAGGTGTGGTACAGCTAGTTAACTTTTATTCGGGGGTCGTATGACTTGGCCCTTCCCCCTGACCTTGCCCGTGAAGCAGCCGAACGCACCACTGCCTAAGTTCAACCCTAACAATTACGAGGACGCACCGCTATGAACAAAAACAAAATACAAGAACTTGCTGAACAGGCGGGACTTTTAGGCCCAAGCAGTCGAGTAGGCAAGGCGCATGAGGCTACAGAAAAGTTTGCTGCACTAATTATTGCAGAGTGTGCCAAGGCGTGTGAACCGCGCACGTGGGTTGGGCTGACGGATGAGTGGGTCACAAGTGCGGGGGCAGTAGGGCGGCGAGATTTACTGGTAGCCCGAGCCATCGAAGCCAAACTGAAGGAACTCAATCATGACTAAAGATGAAGCACTGAAGCTGGCGCTTGTGGCGCTGGAGAATATCGAGAAGATTCGGGTGTACGAGGGACTTGCATGGATACCCCATTCACTTGAAGATAGCGCTATTACCGCCATCAAAAAAGCCTTGTCGCAGCCAGAGCCTGTGGAAGAAACGCCAGAGCAGCACGATTACAGATTGGCGTGCGAGTCGGTAGAAGGTGCTGACCACACTCCCCCACCATCGGAACAGCCAGAGCAGGAGCCACTTGAATATTGGAACGCAGTAGAAGGATGGGTAAAGATTGATGAGGTGCGTCAGCACTTTGAAACCGTCAGTTGCGGGACGATTTACAAGAAAGCTGGCGAAGGCCGCGTGCCTCTCTACACCGCCCCACCAAAGCGCAAGCCACTGACTGACCAGCGGATAAATGAGGTTTACCAAGAGGCCACATGCCAATCATTGCGCCCTCAAGATTACAAGTTGGTCCGAGAATTCGCCCGAGCCATTGAAGCCGCCCACGACATTAAGGAGTTATTGAAATGAGTGATGAAGCACTGAAGCGGGCGCTTGATGTCTTAATCAGCTACCGTAAAGTAGTTAAAAAATACGGATATGCTTTTGAAAAGGGAGATGAGGCCATCACCGCAATCCAAGAGGCCTTGGCACAGCCAGAGCAGGAGCCTGTGGCGTATTTGTGCGAGAACGCAGTAGGTCACAAGTATTTCCGATGGAAGAAGCCTTCAAGCGAATACAAGCCTGTTGCCCTCTACACCACCCCACAAAAACGCCCGTGGGTTGGGCTGACTGATGCGGAATGGTCTAATTTATACGAAGCACATCACGATAAGTACAACTTACCGAAGCAGGGAAGCCCTGATGGGATGGATTATGAAAGAGCTATTGAAGCCAAGTTGAAGGAGCGCAACCATGACTAAAGAAGAAGCCTTAGACATAGCGATGAAGCAGTATTCACGCTTGCATTACCCAGATGATTGCAAAACCTTTAAACAGGGCTATGAAGCCGGGTGGACTAACGCCGAACAAAATTTGGTTCTGTCTTATCTAGCCGAACGACACTTCTGTCAACGCTGTGGCAAGCGGTTGCATGATGCACTAGGCCCGGTAAGTCTCCACACTTGCACACCACCTCAACCGAGAATGTTTGACGAATACGGGAACAAGCTGCCATGACAAGCCATAAGATAACCAAGGATGGGGCGGCTGCGGTTACTACCGAATCCATATGGATGCCGATTGATGAGAACACACCGCGAGGTGTAACGATGTGGATGATTAACAAGCGCAGCAACGTGGCACAGAAGGGTCAGTACCATGATGGAGAAAAGTTCTTTGACCACTGGTTTCCCCTACCTACATTCGATAAGGAATTATGAGAACATCAAACCACGCTGATATACGAGCGCACTTACATGCGTATCAAGATGGACTGAGCGTTGCTGAGTTATCAAAGCAGATTGAAATCCCTCAATCTGCTGTGTTGCAAGCATTAAAGGCTATGCCTGATACATACATAGACCGATGGGTTGAAGTGTTTCACAGACCTCCGCACGCTATATGGTGTGTGGTTATACCACCAGAGAATTGCCCTAAACCAATACCAAAAGGAAGAAATAAAAATGGACGACCTACCCAACTTCGCAGCATGGAATATTCATACACTGGCTAAGTTTGCAACCGATGCGTACAAGCGCATGCAAGAGCAGCAAGATGCTATGGAGCTTATGCGTAATGACTTGAGAACAGCGATGGAAAATTATCGCAAACTTGTTAAGGAGATTTATGATGGCAACAACCCCTGAAGGAAAAGTTAAGGCAGCGGTGAGAAAGATTCTTGACGCTGCGGACGTGTACTACTTCATGCCTCCGGGCATGGGGCTGGGTCGTGCGGGTATACCTGACATCATCTGCTGCATGGATGGGTTCTTTGTGGCCTTTGAGTTGAAGGCAGGCAAGGGCAAGACAACAGCGCTGCAAGACAGGGAGATTGCAGCCATCAACTCGCACGGTGGTAAAGCGTATGTGATAAACGAGAGTAACATTGATGACGTATATGAAATCATCGAATGGACAAACAACAACTGTGCATAGGAGAACCAAATGAACAAAAAAGAATTTAAAGAAATTGCCGAGCTAATTGAAAGCAGGCGAGAAAAAATGGGTAGTGAAAATGCGGACCGCATGGTGCGCGTATTTGAAATCATCTCACGCAGCTTCGCAGATGAAGATGGTGAGGGGGCACTGCTAATCACGGCAAGCAACGAGGCGTTGGGATTGATGGTGCTCAACGTAGACCCGGCAAGAACGCTGGATATTCTTGGGCTTGTCTTCACCAGCATGCACGCATCAATGATGCACGGCGCACCTGAACGGGAGTTATTCAATTGAGCAAACCATTCGACAGAATTATTACCATCGACTTTGAAACAAGATGGTCAACCAAGCCCGTGTCATGGAGTCCTGACGGCCCATACACACTCAGCAAGATGACAACTGAGGAGTACATACGTGATACAAAATTCTTTGCATTCGGAGCGTGCCTACATGAATACGGCACCGATGCAGTTACTCAGTGGTATGGAGGAGATGAGCTACATAGAGTCCTATCAACATACGATTGGGGACGAACGGCAATCTTGGCACATAACGCCCAATTCGACGTTGCCATCCTCGCTTGGAGGTATAGCACGCACCCCTGTTTCATCTTCGACACGCTGTCGATGGCACGCGCTCTCCGTGGCATTGAGGTTGGCAACAGTCTCGCCAAACTTGCGGCAGATTTTGGTCTTCCCGAAAAAGGGAAAGCCGTGTATGAAACTGATGGACTGGAATCAATTACAGGAGAGATTGAACGTAGCCTCGCAGAATACTGCATGCACGACACCTATCTTTGTGAACGAATTTTCCAGAACTTACTGGATGGATTTCCCACCAACGAGCTTCGACTCATCGACATGACGTTGAAGATGTACACCGAGCCTGTCTTGGTGCTCGACAAGCTGATGCTTGCCAACGCACTGGAGGATGAGAAGGAGAAGCGGGAAGAGTTGTTAACACGCCTTGGTGTGACTGACGCAGCACTGGCAAGCAACGGGCAGTTCGCTGCACTGTTGGAGGCAGTCGGTATGCCACCACCCATGAAGAAAAAGAAGCCGACTATAAAGACTCCTGAACCGATAGGCATGAACTATGCCTTTGCCAAGACGGACGCTATGTTCCAAGCTATGCTTAACGGGGACAACGAAGATGTAGCTGCGCTGTGCGAAGCAAGACTCAAGGTTAAGTCCACCAGTGAGCGCACCAGAGCGCAGCGTTTCTTGGACATTAGCCATCGGGGCACCCTACCCGTACCACTCAGCTATTACGGGGCTGTAACAGGCCGCTGGACGGCAAGCAAGGGCAGTGCGATCAATATGCAGAACCTCAAGCGTGGATCATTCTTGCGTAAGGCGATCATGGCCCCTGAAGGGCACCAACTGGTGGTGGGCGACTTGTCCCAGATTGAGCCACGGGTACTCGCATGGTTAGCAGACTATGAAGATATGATGGACATCTTCCGTGCAGGGGGCGACCCGTATGCTGCTTTTGGTGCACAGATGTTTAACATACCGGGCATGACCAAAGAGAGTCACCCGGACCTGCGTCAGAGCGCCAAGTCTGCGTTGTTGGGGTGTGGGTATGGGCTAGGCTGGGCATCGTTCGCAAGCCAGCTTCTGGTAGGGTTCCTTGGCGCTCCACCTGTGCGGTACTCACGCAAGTTTGCGCGGCAGCTTGGGGTTGACCAGAAACTAGCGCAGGAGTTCTTGGAGTGGCGCACCACCGAGGCTACGCTGCTGGACATACCCCACACTTGTTCCATAGAGGAGCTAGTGCACCATGCCATTGCAGCCAAGCGCATCATTGACATCTATCGTTCCACTGCGTATCAGGTGGTGTCATTCTGGAACACGTGCAGCAGTTTGCTGGAGTCTGCCCTTTACAGGGGTGTAGAGGCTAAATATAAGTGTTTGACATTTAGAAAAGAAGCTATAGAATTGCCAAACGGTATGGTACTTAAGTACCCAAACTTGCGTATACAGAAGGATGCTAAGGGTAGGGATCAGTTTGTGTATGGCGCAGACGCTACCAAGCTGTACGCAGGGAAGATAACAAACAATGTTACGCAGGCATTGGCACGCATTGTTATGACGGATGGTATGCTGCGTGTATCCAAAAGGTACAGGATAGTTGGCACGGTGCACGACGAGTTGATCGCTGTTGTACCTGATGCAGAGGTTGAGTTCGCTAAGACTTGGGTCTTGGCGCAAATGACTATGGAGCCACGGTATTTACCGGGTATTCCGTTGACCGCTGACGGTGGTGCACACCGTAGATATGGACTAGCTAAAGGATAGGAGAAGTAAATGATGGCAAAAATAAAAGCAATGTTTCCACGGCGCATGAGGGTGGGGAAGAAGCTGTACTCCATTGAGGTTGTGGAGGCAATGATAGAGAAGAACTGCATTGGCAGGGTTACGTACGCTGAGAAGCGTATTGAGATTGCAGCCAAGCACAACAGCACAAACCGCTTCCGTTCTGGGGTGTCCCTCAGAGATACGTTTTGGCACGAGATGACACACGCTATCCTTGAGGATATGGGGCGACACACGCTGAACCGTGATGAAGCATTCGTCACCGAGTTCGCTAAACGTCTTTCACATTCTATTGACTCAGCGAGGTTCTAAATGCCCAAGGTAGTATGGTCGCACTCAGCGCTTAAAGACTATGAAAATTGTGCCAAGAAGTACCATGAGGTGCGTGTCCTGAAGAACCACAAGTTCACAGAAACACAAGCCACTATGTACGGAACGGAGTTACACAAAGCAGCAGAGGAGTACATCAAGGATGACAAGGCGTTACCTGAACAGTTCGCCTTCATTCAAGGTACGCTGGATGCGTTGAACAAGAAACCCGGACGCAAGCTGTGTGAGTATCAGATGGCACTGACGCAGGAATTAATACCCTGCGGTTGGGTTGGTCCCGATGTGTGGGTTCGCGGTATCGCTGACCTTATCATCATGGACGATGACAACCTGACTGCATGGGTGGTTGATTACAAGACGGGCAACAACAAGTACCCGGATCGTGAACAGCTAAAGCTCATGGCGATTATGATCTTCGCGCACTTCCCGCACATCCGAAAGGTGAATGCGGCCTTGCTGTTTGTCGTCAAGAATGATATGGTCAAGATTAGCGTTGGCATTGACCAAGCGGAGGGTGAGTGGTGGCAGTATCGCCAGCGCATAGCCCGTATCGAACAGGCGCATGAGACAGGTGTGTGGAACCCAAAGGCTTCACCCTTGTGCCCGTGGTGTCCAGTGACAACGTGTGTACATCATCCCAAACATTAAAGGAACGGTCATGCCTTACAAAAACTTAGCCGATCGCGCATCATACCCAGCGTACGATCAAAAACCTGCCGTTAAAAAGAAACGCGCAGCACGCAACCAAGCACGAGCCATCATGGAGAAAGAAGGCTTAGTACACAAAGGGGACGGCAAAGATGTTGACCACAAGAAAGCGCTGAGCAAAGGTGGCACAACGGTACGCAACAACCTACAGGTCAAGACAGCTACAGCCAACAGGTCGTATGCTAGAAAAAGTGACCACACCATAAAATAAAAATACGAGAAGCAAATGGAAGTTATCGAAAACAAAGCACTACTGTTCAAGACACGCAACCCAGACAAATACAACCTGATACCCAAACACAAAATCCTGTCGGAGAACAACGGGACGTTTGAGATATTGGTTTACTGGGGTTTAGAAGAAGTTCAGGTACTACGAAACTTAGGTGTCAAAGATGTACCTTCGCCCATTACTGGGCGCTATGGTTGGCCGGGGCGTTACAGACCCATGTCGCACCAGATGGCAACAGCGGATTTCCTTACGGTGCATCGCAGGGCATTCGTGTTCAGTGAGCCGGGTACAGGGAAAACCCTTAGTGCTTTGTGGGCAGCAGACTACCTGATGAGTATTGGTAAGGTGCGGCGTGTGCTTGTGCTGTGCCCGTTGTCGATTATGCAGAGCGCGTGGCTTGGTGACTTGAGCAGCAGCGTTATCCATAGGTCGGCTGTTGTGGCCCACCACACGCAAGCATCACGGCGCATTGAGATGGTGCAGCAGGACTACGAGTTTGTGATAACGAACTACGATGGGCTTAACCTGATCGGTAATGAAATCAAAAACGATGGCAGATTTGATTTGGTCATTGTGGATGAGGCCAACGCTTACAAGACACCGACGACAAAGCGTTGGAAGGCGCTGAACAACATCATCAATCAGGACACACGCTTGTGGATGATGACAGGTACGCCAGCATCGCAGTCGCCAGCAGATGCGTATGGGCTTGCTAAGTTAGTAAGCCCTAACAACGTACCCAAGTTCTTCACGGCATGGCGCGACAAGGTGATGAACAAGATCACCATGTTCAAGTGGGCAGCGAAGGTGAATGCTCCGCAGCTTGTCCACGAGGCGCTACAGCCTGCGATAAGGTTTACCAAGGCCCAGTGTTTAGATTTGCCCCCGGTGCTGACCACGACCCGCCTAGTGCCCATGACACCGCAACAAGCGAAGTACTACAACACGCTCAAGGATCGGATGTCGATACAGGCAGCGGGTGAGACGATCACGGCAGTTAATGCGGCTGCAGGCTTGAGCAAGCTGCTGCAGATCAGTTGTGGCGCTGTGTACACAGACGACAAGGACGTGGTGGAGTTCGACGCTGGCCCCCGGTTGGCGGTGCTGGAAGAGATACTGGCTGAGACAGATAGAAAGGTGTTGATCTTCGCTATGTTTCGCAGCAGCATCGACAGCATATACAACCACCTGACCAAGCGCGGTATTCACGCTGACTGTATTCATGGGGGTGTAACACCCAACAAAAGAGCCGATACAATTCGCCGCTTCCAGCATGAGAAAGAACCGCAGGTACTGGTGATGCAGCCACAAGCTTCAGCACACGGGATTACCCTAACAGCAGCAGACACAGTAATTTTTTATGGGCCTTTAATGTCAGTCGAGCAGTACATTCAATGCATCGCACGCGCTGATCGGAAGGGTCAAAACTCGGATAAGGTAACAGTTATCCACATAGAAAGTAGCCCTGTAGAGAAGAAGATGTTCACAGCTTTGGCCTCCAAGGTTGTGGATAACTTTAAACTCACGCAGATGTTTGAAACAGAAATTAATTCGTAAGAAAGGGGTTGCACAGCATAAATTTACGTGTACACTTGTCAAACACTAGACATAAAAAGGAGAAGTTAAATGAACGATACAGTTGTTCCGATGGATAAGTTGGCCCGAGTCTACCGAAAGATTAAGGCAGAGATTGATGAGATGACGAAGGAGTACGACACCAAAGTCGAGCTACTTAAAGAAAAGCAAACCGTGCTGAAGTTTGCCATGAAAGACCAAATGCAAGCGCTGGGTGTGAAGTCGGTTAACACCGCTTTCGGCACAGTGAGCATGATTCAAAAAACCCGCTACTCCACACAGGATTGGGATTCATTCAAGACATTTATTGTTGAGCATGACGCTGTTGATCTGTTGGAGAAACGAATTGCACAGAACAACATGGTGCAGTTCCTTGCGGATAACCCCACATTAGTTCCACCCGGACTCAATGCCTTTTCGGATTTTGAAATCCGTGTTAACAAACCCTCCAACTAAGGAAACCTATGAGCAATATTACCCTTTTCAGTTCCGCAAAAGTCCCTGCTTTTGCCCGTAACAACACGCTGTCTGATACAGCTAAAGCCCTCGTGGGTTCTGGTGGTGGCGGTGGCGGCAAGCGTATCTCCATCAAGGGCGGTGTGTTCCGCTTGATGTCTGATGGCGCAGAAGTCGCGGCCATTGAAGACCGTCACTTGGATGTGATCATTATCAAAGCATCGCCCAAGGTAGGCCGCAACTTCTACGCTGCCAAGTTCGACAAAGACGCACCGGGCGCACCACCAGATTGCTGGAGCAATGACGGCGAGAAGCCAGACGTAAGCATTGGCGAAGCCAAGAAGCAGTCGGTCACTTGTATGGCGTGCCCACAGAACCAAGCAGGTTCAGGCACAGGTAATAGCCGCGCTTGCCGCTACGTGCAGCGTTTGGCTGTGGTGCTGGAGAATGACCCAAGCGGTTCCGTGATGCAGATGGCGTTACCAGCTACGTCGATCTTTGGTAAAGAAGATGGCGACAAGCGTGCGTTGCAAGCATACGCCCGTTACCTCGCGGCTCAGAACCCTCCGGTCAACCCCGAACAGATCGTGACCCGTATGCGCTTCGACACCAAGTCGGAGTCACCCAAGTTGTTCTTCCAACCGATGCGTTGGTTGGATGATGCTGAGTACGATATTGTCAAGGAGCAAGCTGAGACAAACGATGCCAAGAACGCTATCGTGATGGTCGGTAGCTTAGCGCCATCAGCAGCCCCGATGCAGATCGCAGGCAAGCCGCCCGCTAAGTTGGCCGCGCCAGCGCAATCAGTCGGTGACATGGCAGACGAAGACGAGGAAGCAGCACCCGTACCTACCAAGGCAAAAGCCAAAGCCAAGGCCGCACCTGTGGTGGAAGAGGAAGACGTTGCCCCAGAGCCAGAAGTTCGTAAGACTGCTGCCAAGCCCACTGCTGTGCCATCAGGCAAGAGCAAGCTGGCAGACATCGTGTCCGATTGGGACGACGAGTAATTAGTTTAGGGGGGAAAGCGGATGCTGTGTATAGAAGGACACCAAATCCGTCGATAGCAGTGCAGCGAGTACCCCCGCCTTTTGGAATTAACTATGGCTTACTCACCACGAATCATTTCGCTGGTCAAGCATGCACCCAAAACGCTAGGCAGTAAGCTTGGACGTTGGGCGGTGCACCTTGATTTTCCAGTGACCAAGATAGCCTATGCACTGGGCGTTACACGGCAGACCGTGTACAACTGGTTTGAAGGCAAAGACGTATTTGGCGCTTATCAAAACCGCGTTGAACTTTTAACAAAAATAATGTCCACGTCTGCTACGGCTGATGAGGCATGGAGAAGAATATGCAAAGAATACAACCTCAAACCTTAACCAACGACGAGTTGCGCGACTACGCACACTTGATCGGGCCAGAAGCCTTACCCGTAAGTTGGGTTGGTGAAATTATCAAGCGAACCCATCAGGCTTGGACAGACCCTAGTACCACAGTGAACCCCCAACAGTTAGAACTCTTCTAACAAACTAAGGACACTTATGGACCCGCTTGAATTCATGGCGGCGGTCCTGCCTCCTCCCGGCAACGGGCGCTACTGCGTGGCAGAACTGACTAAGAAAAAGGAGCATGTATATGCTGACACTTTGGAGGGCGCATTCAAGGCGGTAGAGCGCTGGAACAGTTCTAATTTTGATATTTACTTTGCGTTGAGTACCTTCGGCGGTGCAGACAACCGCCAAGCTGCCAACGCCCAGATGACGAAGTGCATCGCAATCGACATCGACTGCAACCATCCCAAGGATGTACCCGACGAGCACGGCGAGTTCAAGCCAAAGGCATACCCATCTGCGCGTATAGCAGCGCGTGCCATTCTGGATTTCTGCACAGAGATTGGGCTAGACAGTCTGGGTGAGCCGTGGCTAGTGGCATCAGGTGGTGGTGTGCATGGTTACTTGCCATTGAAGGAAGCGGTGACCATTGAAGAATGGAAGCCAGTGGCAGAAGCATTCAAACGCCTGTGCATACAGAAGAAGCTGGGTATCGACCCGACTGTTACGGGGGATGCGTCTCGTGTGCTGCGCGTACCTGCGACAGTCAATACCGGGGTCAAAAGCGGCAAGCGTGTAAGGGGCGTGACAAACGTGCGTTTCATGCATGAAGGCTCGTTGTTCGACCTCAATGACATCCGGGCAATTCTTGAACAGCATCTGGCAGGCACAGCGTATGAGGTCAAGGTAGCTACGAAGCCGAGCATGTCGCTGGTACTACCGGGGCAGCGCCCAACGCAGGCAGTGTCGGATGTTGCAGTCAAGTTGTTTTCCAACAGCATCACGAAGTTTGGCAACATCTACAAGGCGACCAAGGCAGGCCGGGGCTGTGACCAGTTAAAGTTCTACGTTGAAAATGCAAGCGATGATGGCATGGAACCGCTATGGCGCGGGATGCTGAGCATCGCCCAGAAGTGTGAGGATGGTGAGCGTGCAGCCAAGTGGCTAAGCGACCTGCACCCCTATGACGTTGACCGGATGCACGCTAAGCTGGCCGAAATCAAAGGCCCGTACCCGTGCACCAAGTTCGACTCGGAGAACCCCGGCGTGTGCGTCAAGTGCAAGCACTGGGGGAAAATCACGAACCCACTAGCGTTGGGGCGTGATACGGCTGTTGTTACCGCAGAGGCAGAAGTCAAAGTGGTGGTGGCTAAGGAAGTGCGGAACGTGTTGCGACCTGAAGCGCCTATGGGTTACGCCTATGGCAAGAACGGTGGTGTGTATCTGGAGAAACAGATTGAAGATGAGGATGGCACGATCACTAAAAAGTTGACCATGCTGCTTAGCTTTGACCTATTCCCTGTAGACATTCTGGACAGCGCAGGAGAGCACATCGTTCACATGATGGCGCTACGCCCTGAAGGTGCCCAGACAATAACGATCCCGCAGAAGTGTGTTGTCAGCAGGGACGACACCATGAAGCACTTAGCTAACCACAACATACTGGCTGCTTTTGGTGCCAACAATGACAAGAATTTCTTTGACTATATACGAGCGAGTGTAGAAAAAATGAGTACAGAAAAGACACCTAAGAAAGTACCTGCCAGCTACGGTTGGCAACCCGATGACACCTTTGTTTTTGCAGGGCGTATCTACTCTAAGGGCGATCCAGTCACCATCCCTATGGTCGGGCTTGAGAACATCGTGGTGAATACGCAGCCCACAGGCAGCATTGAATACTGGCGGGACTTCATCAACCTGCTCATACGGCACAAGCTGTACGACCACTTGGCAGTTATCCTGTGCGGTGCTGGCGCTCCCCTGATGCGCTTCACGGGCATCTACGGTCTGTCCATCCACTGTGGTTCAACGGACTCAGGCACAGGCAAGTCCTTGGCGCTTGAAGGGGCCGCATCAGTGTGGGGCCACCCGGTGCATTACCGCACAGGCAAGAGCACCTCCCCGGTGGCTATGCAGCAGCGCCTTGGCATGCTGAACAGCCTGCCTTTGGTCACGGATGAGATTACCGCTAAAAACCGCCAGCACCCGGAGTGGTTCTCGGACTTCCTGCTGGACATGACTGAGGGTCGCGGCAAGGAGCGCATGGAAGCAGGCTCCAACAAAGAGCGCATCAATATGTCCACGTGGATGTCGATGGCGATTATGTCCTCCAATACCTACGTGGTGGACAGCTTAACAGGCAACCGCAAGCACGCATCCGAGGGCGAACTGCGCCGAGTTCTGGAGTTCCCAATGAATGATGTGCTGTCATGGGAGCCATTTGAGATTGAGATTATCAAGGCGTTGCACCATAACTACGCTGTCGCTGGTGAGATGCTGGCAGACTACATGGCTAAGAACGTAGAGAAGCTGCACACACTTGTACAGGAAGTTGTGCGTAACACGTACACCGATTTCAACGCCACCAACGACGAGCGATTCTGGATGGCAGGTATTGCTTGTGCGGTAGCATCAGGCTTGGTGATGAGCGACAACAACGCTGGTATTGTTAACGTCCCCCTGCCTGAGATTATTGATGCATTCAAACGCCGGGTGGAGGATATGCGGGTGGTGTTGCGTGGCAGCAAGCGGGTTGCTGAAGATGTGCTCAACTCCTTTACGGGCGAACACTGGGGGCACTTCGTTGTCGTCAACTATGGTAAGGCAGGTGGCATTCTGTCCCAGATGGGTGACGGCGCTTCGATCGACCGCAGCACAACGCGAACGCAGGTCATGGGCCGGGTGGAGAACGGCGCAACGATCGGGTACATCGACTTCTACTTAGAAGAGCGCGTGCTCAAGACGTTCTGCTCCAGTATGAGTTTTGGCTACGCCGACTTCAAGAAACAGCTTGAGGCTAACAACCGCTTCATGGTGTCATACATCCACCGCAAGGACTTACTAGCCAAGACAGGTGGCCCCCAGATGCGCGTGTCCGTGATGCGTATCACACGCAGGATTGATGAAGATGACGCTGCAAGTCAGGTATCCTTGGGCAACACTTAATCGGGGCGAGGGGTTCTTTGTCCCCTCCCTTGATGTAGAGAAAACAAAAGCCGAGGGCTTGGGTAAAGCTCTCGGCTTCCATCTGTTTGATGCCCGAGCCACCATTGGCATTCGGGCAGGGCTTATGGGCGTGTGGTTTTTTCGACTTGGGCTTCTACCCGTTTGATAGCCTGCATGTAGCGTTCGGACTGCAACTGACGCTGTGTATTCAACTGGTCTATCTTGGCCTGCTTGACATCACCCGTTGCTTTTGAAGCGCGTATCGTTTCTTCCATTACACGGAATTTACCCATCATCCGTTCGTACTGCATCGCCATTGGGGCCACTGCCAGTTCTGCCCGGTGCTCCCGTAAGACCTCCTTGGCTTTATCAACTTGCCCGGTGCGCTTGTACTCGTTAAAGGAAGCCTTGACTTGCAGTGCCTCATTAGCTAGACGGTACACGACATCAGCTTCTTCGCCACCATACTTGCGCTGGAACGAGCTACCTACCACGGGCAGTTGGGATAAGTGCCGAGTAGGGTCTGTGACGTTCTGGTCTTTGGTGAACAGGCCATCAGTTGCAGCCAGTGCCGCAAGTGGAAGCTGACCAAGGTAGCCCGACACAAGGTGCTCTATCTGGATAGGTGACAGCAGCGGGAGCATTTTGCTCATGGCTTTAGCCATCTCAGTGGTGTGCGCGTTGTAGCGATCTTCAGGCAGCATTTTCTGCTGACGCGCCGACTCAATGCTGGAGCCGTTGAAGAAGTTCTTATTGGTCCACACTTCGGCCACAGGCTTGATAAGCTGTGGTGCTAACATGGATGAAGCGCCGGGTATAGCGCCCACAAACATGTCCTTCAGGGCCAAGAGTTGCTGCCTGTTATCCACAGTGCCCTTCATGGCATCAACCGTTGCCACAGCGATCGAGAAGAACCAACCTGCTTCGTAGGGGATAGGCAGTTTCAATGGCTCATCCAAGCCGGGTATGTGCACGAAGAAGTTGCTGTACCGATCCCGTGGCTTGGCATTTTTATAATACTCGTCGTCATCCATCAGCATGGCATACACGATACCTGTGCCCATCAGCAGCATGGCATTGTTCATGAACTTCTTCTTGATCTGAAGCTGTTCGTTGTATGGCATTTGCCCCCGCGCTGCTTTGTACAGCACGTTAAGACCCTGAATCTGCGCATTGAAGAAGGGGATCAAGCGGCTGGCGTACTGCACCATAGGAGACAGACCGCGCTTGTGGAAGTTCATTGACTCCATGACTGCCATGTCCGCTTGCACTTCGGACAAACCATTTTTGATGGCGTTGTCGTATATCAGTGAGCGTGTTGCAGCATCGGCGTTCATGGCGGCTCTGTCCGTCATTGCAAACAACTTGTCGATGGCACCCATTGATTGGCCGCTGGCTAACTGCAAGGCAAATTTGGATAGATCGCTAGGGTCACCTGTGAAGATGCCGCTTTGAATCAAGCCCTTTTCAATCAGCTTAGCGCCTGTCTCGCTCTGCCCCATGCTAATCTTTAGAAACTCTTTGTTGGCCTTGAAGATGGCTTTGATTGGACCGTAGTCCAAACCAGTTGTAAACGTAGCTGCAAATGGATCACGGAACAACTGACGCAGTAAGTACATGGGGCTACGAGTCACGCCTGTACGCAGCAAGTCACCCGCAATACTGCCCCACTTAAGGAATGCAGGTATTGTTAGGTGTGCACCTTCCAAGCTCTTGACGATAAGCTCCGCAGGGATACCACCCATCACCGTGTCGTTGGTCTGCACGCGCAGCCAACGGTGGCCTTTATCCGTATCGTCTTTTGGATCAGGCTCCTGCATCCAGCGAATGATGCTGGGGTCAGCGTGGCCTTGACCTTTGTGAATAGGCATCAGGTTAGTTGGCTTACCGTCTTTACTGACCGGGCCATGACCTTGACCAAACGCTTGCATGGCGTAACCGATGTTACGTGCCGCCATATTTGTCATACCTTTTTTCACCAGCAACATAGTGTTGCGTGCGATCGACTCGTTGATCGGCAAGATTTTTGTCTCACCACCTTTGAGTTCTGCAAGGTACGGTTGATGGCGTACGTCACCAATAGTGATTGTCTTCTCGCCACCAAACACAAGTTCAGCCATGCCATTGTCACGCACACGGTAGTACGGCACGTAGTCTTCGTCCTTCAGGAAAGCAGCCGCTTCCTTCTTGGAAATAGCGCCTGTGGAGGCCAACCATTCGATCATGCCTTTGTTGTAAGCGTTGTAAGTGGTACGTGCTTTTTCAAGTGCAGCTTTTAGTTTAGGGTCAGCGTTTGCCGTACGCATAGCTGCATCCACTTCAGCTTGCGTAACGCCAAGAGCACCAATGTCCAGTTTGCTCAAACCTTTGTTGGATGCACGTTGTGCAATCATGTAGGCTGTGGCTAAGTTGGTTTTTGCAACCTCATTGCCGTAGCTGTCTGGGATGGCTGACACTGCTTCAAAGATTTCTTTGGCTGTGTTCTTGCCCGAGGAGCGAATGCCTGTGAAGCCTTTAGCGTCTGTGTACGTCTCAAGAGGGCCGCTGCTCAGTGCAGCAAGCACCAGCGGCATGCTCTGGTCAGACTTGGTAACAGCATACATCGCCTGCTCGAAATGGCGTGTGTCACCGAGGGACTTAGCGCCAGCTTCCAAAGCTTTGCGTAACCCCGCACGCATGTCAACCAACTGCATCTCGGACTCAATAGCCAGATGCGTGCCCATGCGTTCTTTAAATCCTTTTGGTGTGGCCACGATGCGCTTGGCAAACTCGGAAAAGTCGTCGTCTTGCCCGTAGGTTGCTTCCGGGGCATTAAGAATTTCTGCATCCGTTTCTATTGATTTTTTCCAGCTTTTATTTGCATTCAACGCTTGATTTACTGTCATGGCTTCTTCGGTTATTTCCAAAGCATCATTAAGCAACGAGCGTTCTTCAGGTTTAGCGAAACGAAACAGTGAAGCAAAAGCATCAACCAGCCTAGACAGGACAGACTTGTTAGGCGTTTCTGATGGAATCTGATCTAGTAAATTTTGAAAAGCTTTATCAGAAAAAACTTCAGCTAAAAACTCATGCGTGTTATTAAGCCCATAAATACTTTTGGACTTAAAACCAACTAAGGCTAGTTTGTTTTTTCTAAAGTAAGCCTTTCCTTCAGGCGTTGCAAGCCATTTTTCAACCGTTTTACGCAAGTGGTCTACACGCGCATTAAAGGCTTTGTTCGTAAACAACCCGCGTGATGTTGCCGCATGGAGTAACTCATGCAATAACACCATCGTGTTATCAGGTCGTACTTTAGAATTGGGCACTAGGACATAGTTTTGTACAGGGTTATAGTGGCCCGTTACATTTTTAGCCGTAGTACCTATTACTTCCATGCCTTTCTTTGAAGTTACATACACGCGACCATGCATGTCGCTAGAGTATGCAGACTCCAAAGAATCAGCAAGGATAAGAAATAGTTTTTTACTAAGGGGGTTTTGTGCTTTTTCTGCCGCTATTCGTGCCGCTTCCGAATACGTTTTCCCGTGGTATGGACTTGACGTGTCCATTTCCGTACCAAATCTTTTATCTAACTGCCTACCTTTAGCTTCAACACCGTCAGCAATATCTTGCGCAGAAAGTTTGGGGTTTTCTTTTGACGACTTTTGCGCTGTAGCAACAGTTACTTCTGCTTCAGGGGCGGTAGTTGTTTCAAACCCTTCTTCAGCCAAAACACCCATCTTCTCCTCGTTGCCTTTGGCTGCAGCAAGTAATCTATTAAGCCCCTGTAGCTCAACTTTACGTTCTTCAAGAAGGCGCACGCTTTGCTCGTTTTTGTTTCCTGATTGGGCAGAAAACGCCATCTTATTTTCAAGTTCAGCGATAGTACGCTCCAGACCCCGGCGCATGGTCTGGGCTGCTACGAACAGATCGAAGTCTTGCCGCCTGTCCAGCATCTTAAGATCGGCTGCGGTCAGAGGTGTACTGTTGGCAATCTTTTCTGCCGCAGCTTCGTTGCCCTCTGCAATAGCCTGCTTGGGTGTGGGGGGCTTAGCTATACCGCTTTGGGTAGGTCTGTTTCTGCCGCTAAAAAAGCGACTTTGGGTGCTCTCTTTACCGGGCACACCTGTGCGTATGTTGCTTGCAACAACCACTTTATTAACTAGGGGGCCAATTTTACGTTTAGGCATGCGCTTAGTTAGCAGCATGTCGTACTGCTTCTGCGCTTCAGCAATATTAAATTTGGACTCCGTTGGGTCGTTAATAACTTCCAACAGTGCTTCCATTTGCGGAGTGACTACGCCTGTAGTCCGCATATCCGTTTGTGCTGCTAAGTACCGTTTGGAACGTCCTTCTTTTTGGGCAAAAGTACTTGCCTGCATGGCTTCTATTTGAGCTTGTAAAGCGTCTGCTCTTTTTAACTCTCCCTCACCACGCGCTTTATTCATGGCTTCAGTGGCGCGGTCGATCCTGTCTGCCAACTGCGATGAGGTGGTTTCAATAGGGGTACGTTCCGCACGGTTTTTAAAACTGCGGACTACTTGTTCCGTTTGCTTGGCCAATCTTTTGGCTTTGGCTAGTTCTGCTTTACGCGACTTGGTTGGATTATCTGCAACAAGCGCTTCGTGGTGAGGTATTGTGATTTGCTTTAGTTTGGCAAGCGTTTCTTCGGCTTCTAGTCGTATAGCCCCACTACCCTCGGTGCTGGCATTTAAGAACTTCTCAGCAAGGTTAAGCGCCTTAAGGTCACGCTTTGCGCTGTCCCTAGTTGTTTTAGTTTCTTTTTCATCAGCAGCTTTGGCTTCTAGCGCTGCTCTACGGGGGCCGACACTATCCAGTGTACTCACGGCTTTTCGGTACGATTTGAACGTAACAGATTCGCCGGGAAACTCTGTAGCAAGACGCTCAGCGCGTTCGTTCTCGTCTTTTCGTTTTGCACGATCCGCTTCTTCGCGGTCACGCTGTGTTTCTTCGGGGGCTACTTGAGTGCGGCGTTTTGTTTGTTTAAGTAAGCCTTCTTTTGCAGCTTTGATTCTTCCTTCGGTTACTTTTTTCAAGCGCTCTGCACGACCCGCCTTTTGTTCCATCGCCAGTTTTGCTGCGCTTTGCTCCGTTTTGATTTCTTCCAGAACACCTGTATCAACACGACCTGCTTTAACAGCCGCAGTAATGCCTTCTTTAGCTTCTTCAATCCCTGCAATGGCTTCCTTAGTGCCCTTACGTTTTTGCTGATTAGAAGCAACACGGTTGAGTGTTTTCTTTGCAGCATCAAAATCAGCATTAAGTTCAGTAACGGTGGCTAGTTCATTCGCAAGCTTGGCTTGGAAGAACCTGTCTTTCTTAAGGAAGTTGTTAAGCGCCTCGGGTAACTTACCACGCAGTTCTTCTAGTTTGGCAGATGCTGCAACCACTTCTTTCTGCGCGGAACGCATGCCATCCCAATCGGCTTTACTGACATCGTTGCCCATAGCATCCGACAGTTTTTGTTTAGCAGCAATGACGTTAGCTATTGCTTCTTGCACGCCCTGTTGGTAACCCTGAAACTTTTCGGTGTTCTGTGAAATGGTTTCGCTAATGTCTTTTGAATACTCAACGGCTTCTTTAAGTTTGAGTTGCGCTGACATGTACTCCATTTGCAGGGGGGCCAGTTCCTCGTCAAGTTTACTCTTTGCAATATTGAATCTAACAATTGCGTCTGTGTGGGCACGTTCGGCCGCAAGTTGCCGCGCTTGTATTTCGGCTGTCACTTCTTGCGTGAAACTTTCGCTTTCTACTCGTGCCGCATTGTGCTTAGCCACAATGGTTTCTACAGCTTGGGCCAGTGCATCGGCGCGTCTCTGCAGGGGTTGCAGTCGCTTAATTAAATTCGACAGTGTAGGTGCTACAGGCCCAATAGATGAGCGCAACTCGTGTAGCGCGTCACCCGCAAGATAGGCATCAAACTCAGCGCTTGTATTGAACGACTTGCCTTTAAGCTCTTCGTCTTCAAACATATCCTCTTGCACGGCACGTTTGATTTCGCCTGTGCTAGTGGTTTCTGTTTCTGATCGTTTGCCCTGCTCTGATAGTTTTTCTACCACCGCTAGGCGTTCTTTCAGCGTATTAGTGAGGTCTGTGGTATCTACGCCCGTGCGTGTACCGTGCAGCCATGAGATGACATCTTGTGCGTCCCCGTGATCTGCCATCAAAGCCCGTTTATTGGCTTGAATCTTTTGTACAATTGCTTCATTCTCTGGCGACAGTTTCTCAGGAAGCTCTTGGATAAGCCTGTCTGCATTTGCTTTGTATATACCAAATGGTGTTTTGTGCGGGGGCAAATCAATCGCATCTTCCCGCAGCATGTCCAAACCTTCTTTGACCGCATGCGCGGCGGCGAAGGGGCTACCAAATGTCTGTTTACCCGGAGCACGGCTTTCAATAGTGTAGCCCGGTTGCCCTGTTCTGGTGAACTCACCCGTATCTTTTTGTGCAGGGTACGTGTAGGACTTCGTACGCCCCGTACCATCTTGATCCCCTCTATTTCCCGCCACCTCTACCAAACTGCGTGTGTCCCCAAAACGGGTTATTAAATCTCGCAGTTGTGTTTCTGCATCACGCCGAACCTGACGCTCTTGGCTGTCGTCCATAGGGTCGGCCTGAAGCTGCCGTAGTTTATTTACACGGTCTATCTGGGTCTGCTTAGCAGTGCCTGTTGCTTGTGATGTGCGTAATGTTTCTTCTGCTGCCCGGAGTCTGCCCATCATGAGTCCGTATCGAACCGCATTGATGTCATTGATTAAATTATCAACAACTTGACTGCGTGCGGAGTCCAATTCAGACTGCTTGGCTTTACCCATATTAAAGCGGTTGAGGATGCTGACCATCTCACCATAAGCTTTGGCACGCGCATCGCTGGCGTGCTGCTGCCCTTTAATATAATCAGGTTGCTCCATGCCCGAGTACTCTTCCAGCACCCTATTAGGTGCGGGGGCTTCTGCTGCTTTCTGCTTAGCAATAGTGTTAATTTCAGTTTGTGTTTTACCCTGCGCTATGAGGGCGCGTACTTCATCTTGGGTAAGACCGTAGCTCTTCTCTTTAAGGGAGCGCAGCCCATCGACCGCTTCTGCTTCGGCTTTCTTGTTTCCCGTAGCCTTGGCTATGTCCCGGTCTGCAATAAGCTCTGTACGCGACTTAGACCTAGCTGCATTAGTGGCCCTAGTGTTAGTCGTGTTGAACAGTTCACCCTGACCCATTGCACGTCTGCGTTTATCAAACTCCTCGGCAAGTTGCGCAAGTTCTGTTTCAGAAAACCCTTGATTCCGCAGCTTATCCAGTGTGTCCAAATCTTCTAAATACGAGGACACGTTGGGGTGGTCCCCTGTTGGGAGCGCAGGCCCCCCTTGTTGGGCAGCAATATCCGTTTGCCGTTGTGCTAGCTCTCCAACCGCAGGGGCTTGGCCTGCCATATACGCGTCATACTCTGCGCGAAGGTCTTCTAGTTTCTGGGCTTGTTTACCCATTAACTCCATATCGCCTTGACTCTGCGCTTTCATCATGGCCGTATCAATGCGCTTCATCCGGTCGTTGAACGACTTTTCTGTTGGTTCTGCTACTTTGGGCGGCAGTGCGTCCAAAGCTTCTTGCGCTGCGCTTAGCTGGGTTTTAAGTGCTACTTCGCTTTTACCTGCGGCAATAAGCTGCTGCGTGTCGGTAATACCTTGGTGGGCCGTACGAAGGTCATCAAGCTGCCTATTCAGAAACTCCATGTGCTGCTGAAGATCATCAGCCGAAGCCGTAGCTGTAGGCTCCGTAGTAGGCGCAGCAGGGACTTCAGCAGCAGGCGCAACCCCGGGGGGCTTAGCTGTTTGAATAAGGTTGTACTCTTGAATGATGCGGCTTGTCTCATCAGCAGAGGTGAAGTCTTTGAATGCTTGCTTGGCTTCTGCCTGCCGTGCTTTACCCGCCAGATCATTGTCAGCTACTTTGGCCGTAGCTGCGGCTTTCAGCACGTCATACTGTTGTCTAAGCGCCGCATACTGCGCTTCAACTTGGGTAGCATACTCCGGGTCCAGCTTGGCTTCTTCAGCCTGCACCCCTGCCGCAGCTTGCGCCTGTTGGGCTTCTGCGCGTGTAACATCTTGACGACCCTGCTCTTCTTTATTGAACCGGGTCTGCTCTGCACCGCGCTCAGAATAGCGCCCGACAGGGGCCAAGATGCCACCAAGGGCGGCACCACCAATGAAGTTCTCAAAGTACTCTGCACGCGCTGCGGGGTTATCAATGTCCAGCCCTGCCTGCATACGCTCAAACACCGCCTGACCCGCTTCGGTCAAACCTTCTCTACCCATCGTCTTCCCGGTGGCAAGCAGATAGTCAGCGGCAGTCTTTTTGATGCCTTCTTTGGCCAAGTCCTGCGCTGCTTTTTGAGACAGGTTGACACCTGCCTTCTCAAACATTTTCCCGATACCGGGCATCATGCGCAAACTAGCCACATCCAACAAAGCTTGTGGGATAGATGCTAGGGCGGCATTGGTCAGGTCAGTTTCGCCAAGGCTCTTCTCTGCCATCCCTTCGCCCGGTTTCATTTGGCGGGTAAGTCCAGCACCTGTGAACTGCGTTGCTGAAGCCAATCCAGAGGCACCAAGACCTGCAGCAGTGGCAAGACCAGCACCAGCGCCCAGAGCGCCAGCGGCAGGAGCAGCGGCAAAAGCCAGTGCAGGAGCCACCATGTATGGCAGGGAGCCGCCAGCCAACTCACCGATCTTGGTAAGTGGTGCTTCGGTCCAACCTTTTTCGGTTGGCTTGTACGTTTCCTTCTGGTATTTTTCCTGCTCCGCGATGTACTTCTCCGCTTCGGGAAGTCCCATCAAACCTGTGCGGCCTGCAAGTGCGGCGATGTCGCCTTTAAGACCTGAGTAGCCCGACTTGAGCGCAGCCGTGAACCCCTCTTGAGGTTGTGCCGTAGGCTCCTTGGAGGCAAACGCTTCGGGGTATTTTTGCATGGCTGCTTGCCACGCTTCTTGAGGGCTTTTCCCCTCCTCAACAGGATAGAACGTGCCGTCTGGGAGGGGAAGGTAATTAGCCATTTTGTCTTTACAGTGTTTAACCGGGGGCGCATCCCGGAACTTTAGCGCCTGTGTGACTATACCTTATGGGGCACGTACCTGTCCAGCAGCGGGGGCACCGGACACCATGCCGGGAGTCATCTGCAGCAACATGCGCTGCTGTACTATTTTTTTCATTTCAGGGGAGAGGCTCTCCAAAACCATTGGGTCTTTCATTGCTGCCAAAATAATTGCTTGGTCGCCTTTACCTTCAGCCGTAGCAGTAGTGTAATAGTCGAAGCCTTTCTTGGCATCGCCACCGCCAAGTGTTTTAAATAGACGCTCTTGCGCACCCGGCAGCAGTGCATTTTCACGTTGCGTTTGCGCAGTGAGCGCTGCAATACCTGCCTGCGATTGACGGTTTAACTGGTTCTCTCTGGACTCAAATGCTTGTTTTTTGTCTAGACCACGATCAGCCATAGATGCGTCATAGATATGCCCAGCAGTCTTAAGGTTAACATCTTCTTGCTTAGCAATGTAGTCCACATTTGCTTTCTTGGTGGCAACCTGCGCGTCTGTGATTTTGCCTTTGGCAGCAAGTATTTGCTTACGAGACATATCGTTGCGGTTGAACTTCAAGTCATCGTATGCATCACGGGCTTCTTCAGCCTTCTGACGAGCCGCTTCTGTCAGGCGGTTTTCTTCCGTGTAGCGTTTTGTGCCTACGGCGGCACCTTCAGCAATACCTGCCAAGCCTTGACCGCGAGACTGCATCATAGCTAGACCCGCATCAATAAGCGCCATATTAAGATCATTGTTGCCCTTGTCCGCAAGCCTCTTTTCACGTTTGCCAAGACGATCTTCTCGGCTCTGTAACATGGCTTCGGATGCTGCCTTGGCTTCTTCTTCGGAGGCTATTTCTTTATTTGCCCGGTCTGTCAGCAGCTTTTCTGTTTCACCAAACTCTTTGGGGATTTTTGTGCGTGGATCAGGCATGGCTGCGTTTACGCGCTTCCAAGCGTCTTCATAAGATTCACCCGGTTTTTGTACAACAGGTGCAACTTTTTCAGCACCACCCAACGCTGCATAACGCTTGTTCATACTGGCTCTGTACTGGGCTTCTGCGTCTACGGGAGCACCTGTACCGGATGGAACGTATGGACCGCTGCTGACACCGCTAGGACCAGCAAGCGCCTTGTTCAACTCTGGACTCATGCGAGGGTCGTTAGCCATTCGACCGTAGCGGGTGCTGTCCGTTGGCATGGTAGCTACGGATGGACGTTGTGTAACAGCAGCTTTAGCAGGGGCTGCTTGTTCAGTGGGGTTATTCCTACCTTCCCGCATGATGGCTGCGGCCAAAGAAGTATCGTCACCACCACCCGATTCCAAAAGTTGTTCAAGCTGATCGTCGCTTAGACGGTTAAGATAGTTTGCACTCAAGGCTGATAACCCCGCACCACCAGCACCAACACCCAACGCCATAGGGTTAAGGGCGGCTGCAGCCAAATTGCCTTGCGGTGTTTTTGGGAGGTTTTGATAAGAGAGGCCGCTGCTTCCGGGGGTTGGTATTTGGCCTGTTGTAACGGGAGACGGGGCCACTTTTGGCATTTGAGGGCCGCTTGTGGCGCGACCAAACGCATCCTTGAGGCTTTGCTGTGTTGCCTTGTCTGCGTTCGCATACTCGGAACCTGTCTTACCCACACTTTCCAGAAACTTACGGAACAACTCTGAGTTAAACCCACCGTCTGCAAACGCCACAATGCCGCCGCCAGCCATGCCACGCATGTTGTCCGCAGGTAAAGCACCGATGCCCGAGTCTTCGGGTAAACCCTGCGGTTGTTGCGGTTGTTGCGCTTGTTGCGGTTGTTGCGCTTGTTGCGGTTGTTGCGCTTGTTGCGGTTGTTGCGGTTGTTGTTGCTGTGGGGGTTGACCCATTTGCTGCACAACCTGCTGGTTGACAGGTGGGGGAGCGCCTGTCTGCTGCGCCAGCATGCTTGTTGCCTGACTCTTGATCTGGTTGTCCACATACTTAGCTGCGGACAGCATCAGAGGGTCATCCGAATGCATAGACGCAAACTGCTGGCGCTGTTGCGGTGTCATCCCAACAAGCTTGGAGATGACGGAGTTGATATTCATTGGTGCGGTGATGCCGCTGTCCGAAGTTCCGAGTGCCATAGCGTTTCCTTATGCCATTCCGTGGAGGATCAGTGCAGCCAACCCAGCAGGTTTTTTAGATTGGATAGCACCACCTTTTGCTTTGTTGGCAGCGTTGTACGCACCGTACAGACCTGCCCCGGCTGTGGCTAAACCCGCAACTTGGTTCATTGTCGAAGGCTGTGCCGAATACACACTGCTGCCTAAATTAGACACGGGCGACCCGCGCACAACATCAGACATAAAGCCGACTTTTTTGTACAGGTCATTCATCTCGTTGGTGTAGTTCTGGTAGCCAACATTAAGCAGGTTTTGAGTCTGCTGCTGCTGCTGTGTACCGTACAGGTTCTGCGCTGCGATGTTGCCTGTTGTCTGTCCATACAGATTTTGACCTGCCGAACCAAGAGCACCATAGCCTTGCATACCCGTCTGCTGCCCTTGCAAACCTAAGTTAGCACCAAATTGGTTTGATTGCTCACCTGCATTCTGACCAGCCAACCCGTATTGGGCGGTGCTTTGTGCGCCTGTCATGCCCTGACCCGCACCAAACTGTTTTGATTGCTCCGCGAGTTGTTGCGCGGTCATGCCTGTCTGCTGATTGGCAAGCTGGGACTGCATATTTTGACCCGAACCTAGCTGCTGTGTCCCCAACTGCGAAGCTAAGTTTTGCTGACCTACAGTAAGCCCCGCCTGTTGATTGGACTGTTGTGCAGCTAGTTTGGCATTTTGCTCTGCATTGAACTGCTGCTGTGCTTGCTGGTAGGCTGCTTGGCTTCCTTGTGCTTGGATGTCGCCCATCTGCTGTCCAAGATTACGCTCCCGTTCAGCACGCATGATAGCGTCCCGACTCCCGCCAAAAGCCCCTGCTTGGACTGCTTGTGCTTGCTGCTGCGTACCTTGAATGCCAGACTGCCTTTGTGCTTCACGCTTCTGAATGTCCACAACATTCTGCATGTAGGGGTCCATGTACTGGCCCGCAGTACCCTTACCTGTAAAACTCTGTGTACCTACTTGCGCGGCTGGACCCATTTGGTACTGCTTCAAAGCAGGTGCGGAAACTTTGTCTGCCTTGAACTGTCCTGCTTTATAGGCTGCAGGCGCTTTAAATTGATTGTCAAATTTCGCAGCTTTGTAGCTTGTATCGCCTGCCTTTTTAGCTAGACCTGCCAGACCTGTAGCGGATTGTGTGGAGTACTTGTTTTCGGTTAAATTTTCTGCTTTCTTAAAAGCGTCCGTTTGCGTTTTATTAAACTTTGCTACTTGGTCCCCAGACAATTTTTTAGATTTTGCCCAATCAGCGTAACTTTGGTAGGGTTTTTTAACTGCAGCGGCTGCACCACCTAGTACACCTTCAGCATAGGGTGCAACCTGCGGGGCAAAACCTACCTGCTGTTGGGTAGTCGTTGTAGGAGTTGATGGGCTTCCACCTAAATATTTAGTAGCCATGACTGTTCCTTATGCTGGTAAGTGCCGAGCAGCTTTGCTGTTCGTAGCCACTTTGTTTTTGCCGATTGTTTTAGCACGTCCCTTTTGGATACGTGCCATCATTGCGTAAAGCTGCTTGGCTCCTGCCGCTGTAGAGCCATTCCCTAGTTCAGATACGATTCTTGCCGGGACAACGAACTCCCCATCTGCGAGTCGTGCTGGTTGACCCCGACCAATTGTAGCGGGGATGCCATCACTCACACCATCACCCGGACCCCGAAGAAGTTGACCACCATCAGAGTAGCCGCCAAGAGAACCCAAACCGCCATTTGAAAGATTTGCAATACCGCCGTAGGCGTAATGGGCAGCAGCACGGTTATCAAAACGACCACCGCTATAAAAACCACCACGGGCATCATCAGGAGCATCGCCAACACCGGGTCCACCGGGTCCACCGGGTCCACTGGGACCAACCCCATCACTTCCTTGGCCACCAGCACCCCCATCAGGCGCTCCACCACCACCGCCACTATCATTACCAGTACTAATACCGTCTACCCCAAGACCCGGATTACTAGCCGTGCCAACACCTGTATCATTTGTAACAGAATTAGCACCTTGTGCCTGTGCTTCAGCTTGTGTCTGGCCTTGCACAGATGCGTCTGTCTGGTCATCTGCTGCAACGGTATCATTAGGCGTTGGCATGCCTATGGAAGTACCCGCGTTTGATACAGGCGCTAAACCCTCACTAGGACCGACCGTAGGCCCTACCAAGCCCAGCGCCTGACCGAGAGAAGCAATTCCGTTCATGCCCATTGTTGCCAGTCCGGGGCCAGTCGTATTGCTTGAATCCGTTGTAGAACCCGCATCAAAACCACCAGCGTTGTTTGCTTTGTAAAGTGCACCTAGGCCAGCATCACCAGCACCAGCACCACCACCAGCGGCTGTATCTGCTAACCAATCGTACGTGTTGGTTTCTTCGTTGTACACGTAGTGACCACCCTCACGTGTGTAAATGTCAAGGGGTACTATTGCTTGCTTTTCTGGTTCTTGGTGTGTGAACAGCATTGGGTTTTTAGCACCCGGAACCCCCATTAGATAATCGTATGCTTTTTCTGAATCCGAACGTTTGTCTGTAGGGTCATTAACGTTGGTGGACTCTCCCACACCACCAAACGAAACGGAGTCTGCCGGGATAACCGTCCCACTGGAGGACACCGAGTCATATGATTCGGTTTCTGGGTTCCAAACCAAACGGCCTAAACTTTTTCCAACCGTACCGCCACCTGCATACCTCGTGCTCTGCGGAACACCGCCAAAAGTCACGGCAGACCGACTGCCAAACTCTGCAGTAGGCGTTGCAGAAACTTGGTACATTGCGCCCGTCACAGGGTCTGTGGCGTATTCACGAATATAGCCGGGGCTGGTTTGGGTAGGTGGAGCGCCTGTTTGATCGTTGTTCGATGCAAAGCCTCCCAATACCGCAGGGCCAAATGCTTTGAACAGATTTCCCGATTGGTCTTTTAGGAAGTCTTTTGGAGAATCCATAGCGGCACTTGCTCCTGCTTTAAGCTTGCTTAGTGTGTCCGTAGGGGCGGTACTGGCTGAATAGGCGGCATTGCCTGCCTCCCCCGCTGGTATTAAGCCACCCGCCATATCTGCGTCAGCCGCACTTTGGGCCAAGTTGCCTGCACTACCCAAGCCCATAAGACCTTGGTGCAAACCCGCACCGCCATAAGCACCCATGCCTGCCATGATGCCTTCAGACAAACTGCCTGAACTAAGACCCGCCAAGCCGCCTACCGTAATAGCTGTACCCGCAGCTTGACCAAGCCCCAACGCACCCCCTACGGCTTGGCCTACTCCCGGAAGAAAGTAATCAAGCGCGAAGCCTGCTACCGCAGGAAGAATGTCATTTAGTGAAAGGGCTTCGGGTAAACCCGTAGTAGGGTTTATTGTCAGCGATGTGCCATGTTGCTCCGCAAGCGCTTGGAGACCGTGCACTTCTCGTGGAGACATATGCACAAGCATTGAGTCAGGGCCACGCCCCTGTGAGGCAAGGTGTTGGGCTGCATTATTTAGGCTCATACTTTTACTTTCAGTGCGTTATCCGCAGTAGTATCGCGGTAGACATCCCCAATCCGCAGGATGGCAATATTAGCTTCAGTGGGTAGCGTGTTAAGGTCTAAGTTTAACCCCGCCAACGATAGCACTTGAACTGCATTAATGTTATTAAAGAATAGCCGCAAAACATTGTTAAGCGCATTGAGGTACTCCCTGCTATATGCCGCAGGCGGCAACGGTAGATTAGGCGTACTTTGCAGAGATAGCATACCCATTATAAATTACCTCCAGCACGTCCATCTTGGCGTATGTCTATCCGGGGGCTACCTAGCTGCCACTGCACCCCGAGCGCGGTAGAGTCAATCTTCATTTGTATTTGCCGCCCCCTGATGCGGACATAAACTTGCCCAGTAAATTGTTCAATAGGTATGACGGCAGTCCGTACAACCCCCGCAGAGCTATTACCACCCACGGATTCAGGGTTGTTGAACCCCGAGCCTGAGTTGGTCAGGGGCTGTATCTCCATTGTAATTGCCGGGTTTGCGGCAGTAGACCCACGAAATGTGACATCAGGCAGTACCCGGTTTATAAACGAAAAGTTATGGCCATCACCAATATCAAACTGGGACGAAACAATATTGGACGCAAGGGGTAGTAGCGCATTAATTCCATAGGTGCCATCGTCCACACCGTTCTCATGCTGCACAATGTTGTTTGCATATGTAGCGGCTATGGGGTAGTTTTGTATGCCTGTGTCTAACCATGCAGTACGCCCCAGATAACCGTAGTACCAAATGTCCTCTAGGTAGTTGTACACCACATACCGATCTACGGCAAGGGAGTTTGCGGAACAATAAAACCACCAGACTTCATTGAACCCTTCGTTGGTTCCTGCACATACTTGATACTGCTGGGTCTTGCTAGAGTCATTAAAAATATACTGCCATAGGTCACACCGTAGGGTCTTAGCACTGCCGTCATACTTGTAGAACTTGTCAACCCCCATCCAGAATGTAACCCCAGAAGCTACTGCCATTGCATTCGGGCTTATGATGGATGTGTTGTCAGCCAATATCTGAATACCCCATATATAGGGTGGACCAAGATATTGCAAAGAATACAGCGCTTGGTCGGTCCAGACCAAAATCTCCTGCCGAACCTGCAGCACAGCAATAATTTCAGACCCGTGCGACAACCGGACATCGCCTGCTTGGTTCAGAACAGTGGGGGTCCACATGCTTACGCTTTCTTGGTTCGACCACCGGATCAGCATAGGGTCTCTGATCACACTGCCTATTTCGTTAGTGCCAAACGCAAAAACAAAACGTGATGAATCAGACACCATGAGGCACGATTGATACAGCGGTACATCAGAGGCTGCAGCAAAAGAAGTAACGGCTACTCCCCGCGATGTAACATCAAGCGCAGCAGACCAGTAGTACAGCCCCCCACCGCGAGGGCCAAACACAAGGTCTTCACCAAAGTTCTGTTGGTTCCATAGTTGTAGCGTGACGGTGCTCTCTGTACCAATGCCCCAAGGCCCCGCGCCCCATGTTCCTGATCCCCACCCCGTGGCAGGAATCTG